CGAGATGCGGTAAAAGAACAAACTGCGAAAATGAAATCGTTTAATAAACAAAATGAACAATTGCGAAAAACTTTGAAAACAGTTTCTTCACGCGAACAGCAATTAAAATTGGTGGAAGAGTCTCAGAAAATAAAAGAATCATATAATGAGGCAAAAGAAAATAAGAAATTTTCAGAAGAATTAGGGAGTGAGTTCAGTTTTATGAAAAATGTGCTTTCATTGGAAGACTTTAAACAAGCTATTAAAGAGCCCAGCTATTGGGCTGATGCATGGGCAATTAGTGCGTTAGAGAGAATATTGAATATTAAACTAATTTTATTTTCTGAAGAATCATATGAAAGTGGAGATATGAGCAATGTGTTATTATGTGGTGAATCGGCTGAAGGGGAAGGAGAAGAAGATTCTTATGATCCTAAGGAATATATTATGACGTATTATACAGGCAACCATTATGTATTAATAACTTATTATGAACATGGACTGCTCGATTTTTCGCAAGTACCCTACGATGTAAAATTATTGATTGTAAACAAATGTATGGAAAAATTGGCTGGACCTTATTATAATATTAAAGCTTTTCGTGTATTTCAGGAAAAAATAGGAATCAAAGAAAATGAACCTATAGTAGACGAGGTTATTGAGGAGCTACATAGCATTGATAAGAAAAATAGACAAGATATCATTTTTCAGTTTTATGCCAATTCTTCAGACAAAAAGAAACCGGGAATGGGGATTGGAGAGAAAATAGCGCAAGAAGATATTATGCGTTTTAGTGGATTGAACTCAATCAAAGACTGGCGAAAAAAATTAGATAACTCGTGGGAACAAGCTTTTGAATTGGATGGACACAAATGGAAAAGCGTAGAACATTATTATAATGCAAGTAAATTTCTTAAAAATAATCCTGACTTTTATTTACAATTCTCTCTGGATAGTAATAGTGATCTTTCCAAAGATGTATCAAAAGCCATTGCAGCTGGTAGTAGTAATGGTAAATTAGGGAAAGAGTTAGTTCGTCCAAAAGAAATAAAAATAGATGAAGATTTTTATATTGAAATTGGTAATAATAGATCAAGGTCGAAAAAAGAATTACAACGGGCTATTGAGGCCAAAATAACACAAAATAAAGACTTGAAAAAAGTATTGCAAGAAACCAAAGATGCAACATTGCAGCAGTTTATTCGTGGAAAAGAGCCACGTGTGGCACAAGAGTTGATGAATGTGCGAGAAAGTTTGAATTAAAAAATAATATAAAAATATGTAATAATAATTCATTATATGGACACATGCATATTAAAACTATATAATGAATTAAAAAATGGCCGTCAATATTTAATGGAAAAAGATCGTTATACAATAGATCGTGCAGTTTTACACAATGAGAGTATGTTTCCGAAGTGTTTGCAAAAAGAAAGCGCCTATTTTTCCAAAACAATAAAAAGAAAAATTATTGATGAAGGAACTTATTTAATAACATCATCGTGTAAAATGTTAGGTAAAGAGTTTCACTTAAATGTGGTTTTATGTACACCATTAGATACGGTAGATGTGGAAAAAATGTTTTTTTCTATGTATTTATGGTTATATGTTATCAATGTTATTGCAACAGATAACTCCCACAAATGCAGTCGTATTATGGAAATAACAATATTTATGGCTGATGTTTCCAAAGAGTTGCCGAGTATGGGGAGTGAAATTATTGGCCCTGAGCATGTCAACTCGGGGTATACATATACATGTAAAGAACATAATGAAATAGTTATTTATCGAGAAGAAGAATGGTTCAAAGTCTTTGTACATGAATCATTTCATTCTTATGGTTTAGATTTTAGTGCTTATAATATGGATAAATACCAAGATCGTTTGACAAATATGTTTAATATAGACACGGAAATATTAATTTATGAGGCTTATTGTGAAACATGGGCGCGAGTTATTAATATAATGATGCATCACTTTATGGAAAACCCGACACAGCGTTTTAGTAGCTTTAAAAAAACATGTGTAGCAGATTTTCAAAAAGAAGCTGTGCATGCAATGACCCAATCATGTAAAATATTGAAGTATATGGGGTTGTCTTATAAAATATTAATATCTAAAGATACTTCTTTACAAAAATGCAGTCGTACACTTTATAAAGAAAAAACAAATGTTTTTTGCTATTATATTTTAACATCCTTATTATTGTTTTTCTTGGATGATTTGATGAAATGGTGTTGTGAGCATAATTATGATTGTTTATGTATACCAAAAAATCTAAAAAGTATAGACAGATTTATTGAATTTATAGAGAAGCGCTATGATCACGAAGAGTTTACAGATTTATTAGATGAATGTGTAGATCAATTAGATGATACGAGTCTCCGCATGACAAGTTTTTTTGTGGATCCTACAAAATGATGAGTCTCCAAGAGGTTTATTTTTGCATTTGGTCCCTGATTTTGTTGTCCCAATACAACAATATTTATACATTCCGTTGCCAATGGAACGTTTGTTTTGCATCCATGCAGCACTTGCTTCATCAAAGTTAATTTCCACTTTAAATTCCATGATTACTATTTATTTATATTTTGAAATACTTATAAGTATTTCAATTTTATTTTAAAAATAAAAATGATCTACCAGGATCGTTTCCAATATTAGCAAACACGAAATCAAATATGGGAATCAAGCACTTAAATGGATTCTTTCGGGACAATTGCAACAAAAGTATTACGCAAATTCATTTACGAAACTTGCGTAATAAAAAAGTGGTTGTAGATATAAGCATATATTTATATAAATTCATGAGTGAAGATGCTTTATTGGAAAATGTATATTTAATGATTTCCATATTTCGCCATTATAATATCAAAGTACTCTTCGTATTTGACGGTCCTCCGCCGAAAGAGAAATTGCCTTTATTGTCGCTCCGTAAAGATGCTAAAAAAAATGCGGAACAAGAAATGAAAGCAATATGTGAAACGATGGATCAAGAAGAAGATTACAAGGTGAAACAAGAAATGCAAGAGCAAATAGACCAACTTAAAAAGAAGTGTGTAAAAATTCATTCACGAGATATTGCTAAAGTAAAGCAATTGATGGATGCATATGGAGTCAATTATGTAGAGGCACCCGGAGAAGCAGATGAATTATGTGCCTACATGGTCATTAAGAATGAAGCATATGCATGTATTAGTGAAGACATGGATATGTTTATTTATGGTTGTCCGCGTGTCTTGCGTTATTTCAGTATTTTGAAGAAGACGTGTATATTGTACAACTTCAAGCAAATTTTAGAGGAATTAGAGCTGGATGCAAAGGAGTTCAATCAAATATGTATTTGTAGTGGAACAGATTATAGTAGTGAGCATATACATTTATATAAAATCCTTGCTAAATTCAAAAAATACAAAAGGAAAAATCAAGACGCAACTATAGATTTTATTACATGGATACATGAAAATTCATCACTTTACAATGCAACTTCAATAGAAGAAATGCGTAATATTGAAACCATGTTTACAGAACTTTACATTGAAACAAATAATAGTCATAGTTTTAATAACACATTTGTCAACACAGAAAAATTACATTTAATCATGCGTGAAGAAGGGTTTATTTTCCCTGCAATATGCCTTGTTCCCCAATGTTCATAATAAAATCAATATCTTTATTATTATTTTTTACTTCATCATACATTGTTTCCCAATGTTTATAAGTCCGTAAACTGGATGTTTCTGTATTATTTTTATTATCCATATAAATAGTATAATCACCTGGCCATTTTTCTTTCATAAAGTTTTCGAAAGAATGATTGGAAATATTGACATTTTTTAAATACGACTCTACTGTGTCAATAAATATTTTATATCCTTCTTTTTTGACTTTTAATACAAGTTCTCTGTTTTTTTCTTCGTCATTTTGTATGTAAGTTTCATTATTTTTAATTTGCTTCCGAATAAGTTTTTCATAAATAACCTTGCCAACTAACGCTGTTCCCACAATAATAGAAATAGCTCCCGAAGCAATCAATCCTGATTTTCTCATTATATTGTAAAATAATAAAAAATATTTTTTATTATTATTTTAATTTATATGATAGATATACTAAATGTTTGGTTTTACACTTATGCAGTAGCCTCCTTGGTAGCCTTAGCAAAGTGAGTTGACATGTACTTCTGAAGATTGAAGTAAGTAAGCTCATCACCCTTCTTGATCTTAAGAAGAGTCTTTAGCTTAGCATCGGGAATAATGCGGCGTCCATTAGTAGCATCTTGAAGCTTGTTGGACTTGATATAAGCGTTGATCTCGCGGGTGACCTCAGTGCGGGCCATCTCGGTACCATCAGGCTTGCCAAGGAATGAGGCAAGCTCAGAAGAAATCAATGTGGGCTTAACGAAACCACTTGGCTTGCGGTTTCCAGTCTTTCTCTTGCGCTTGGCATTAGCCTTCTCTTGGTTGCGCATTTCGCGAGTGGTATCACGCTCAAGAGTCTTAAGCTCGGAGCGAAGGGCAGTAATCTGAGAGGAAAGATTTTGGAGCATACCAGCGAAAACGCTGAAACGATCCTTGATAAGGGTAGATGCAGCAGCATCTTCAGTGGGAGCACCAGCCTCAAGAGGAGCGATTTCTACAGGGGCCTCGGCTTCAAGAGTGGAAGCGGCAACAGGGGCCTCAACCTTCTTGGCGATCTTCTTAGGAGTCTTAGGAGCAGCTACGGTCTTCTTTACCATGATTTATACTCTTACTATTGAGGTCTTTTTAAGTGTTTTAAGACCTTAAATATTATATTGACATCTATTATCATAAGGATATAAATGTTATTAATTCGAAAACTAAACGCTTAGTGTAAAAATGATTGATACAACCATGGAAGGCTATTTCGAGCTTCACTATTTACTAATGTAAGTGTTCCAAGTACATAAAATGCTCCTAAAGATTGACTATCAGTATCAACACCCCCGGTTGTTAAATTTTCGATTAATACTAATCCCATTTTTTTGAGATTTGTGGTGGAAAAACTTGCTAAATCATGCAAATTTATGTGCATAAATGGGTTCCCATTCGGGCATATTTTCATTCGGATTTCACTATTGATTTGCGAGCGATAAGTCCATACATCATAAATTTCTCGTACAAACATAATCAAATTAATTCGATTCATATTCATAAACCAACTTTGATCAGAATAATTTCCGAGACTATTTATGTGTTGAAAAAGCTGGAGCGCTTTTAATTCCATTATTTTCTCTCCACTCAAATGATCCATGTCGTTGGGAATCTCAATTTGTATAGGATCATTGCATAATATTTTTGACATTCGAATATGTCTTTTTAATTTTCTTAATAAATTTGATGGTAATTCAGAACGTGTATATGGATTCGTCGCATTTGTCCCTTCTTTAAGAAGGAGATTATAG